CGCCGTCCGGTGTTCGATACGATCGACGCGACGCTGACCTATGCAGACGGCGTGTCCGCAACGGACTTCAACAACGGTACGCCTACCGACTACATGCCGGCGAACAGCATCGCATCGTCGGCGCGGTTGAAGTCGAAGCCGTACGTTTTCGCATTCGAAACGAAGACCTGAGACCATGGAACTCATTCAACCTGAAGAGATTGTCATCGATACCGTCGACGGCCCGATCACGTACGTGATCAGCAAACTGCCGGCGACTATCGCGCGTGAAGTCATCACGCAATATCCACTAACCGCGTTGCCGAAGGTCGGCGACTATCAGCGCAACGAAGAGTTGATGCTGAAGTTGATGCGGCATGTCGGCATCGCGGGAAAGGGTAAAGACGGTGCGCCGCTTGTGTTCATCACACGCGGATTGATTGACAACCACGTACCGGACTTCGATACGTTGGCGCGGCTGGAAATGGCCATGTTAGAGCGGAACTGTGGTTTTTTTCGCAACGGCGGCGCCTCCAACTTCCTAAAGGGCATGGCGGACAAGGTACAGGGGCTGCTTATGTCAACATTGACGGATTCTTTGCGTGCATTATCGAAGAAAGATTAGCAACGCTTAAAGAGTTGCAAACGATATACACGCTGGAAGATGCGCTTGACATGTGGGAAGTGATCGCGGTCAAGCGCACCAACGAACGGTTAGCCGCCGAAGCAGCACGTAACAAACAGGGGTAACACATGCCTAGCCTGCTTGAATCTTTTTACTTCGTGTTCGACGCCGACACGAAGGGCGTAAAAAAGGGGCTCGACGAAGGTAAGAAGGCGTCGACCGAACTCGAATCAAAACTACAGGGTCTCGACAAGACCGCGCAAAAGATCGGCGTAGCGTTCATCGATCTTGCCAGGCAGGCTAGTGCAGCGGTTGCCGGTATCGTTGCACTAGGCGCGATCAAAAAACTGGTAGTCGACACGGCTAACCATACTTTCGAGATCCGCCAGCAAGCCGCCGCACTCGCGATCAGTACCGAATCGCTTAGCGCGTGGCAAAACGCCGTGCGCACATCGGGCGGTACTGCCGAAGGTGCGACTAGCTCGCTTTCGTCCCTACAGCAAAAGTTGATCGAGTTGTCACGCTTTCCAGGTGGGATGACTAGCGAAGGTTTCATGCTGCATCGGCTGGGGCTTTCTGCCGAAGATCTGCATAAGGGTGTGACTGACCCGATCAGCGCAATGGGGAAACTGGCAGATACGTTTCACAACCTGTCGGCGATTCAACAACAGTTCGTCGGCAAGCGCCTGGGTTTCGATCAAGGGACGATCGCGCTGCTTGCGCAGGGGCGCCGCGCACTTGATGAACATATCGGGCGCATGCGCGAACTGGGCACCGTAACGAAGGAACAGGCAAACGCTACCGCAGCGTTTAAATTCCAGTCGGCAGAACTCTCGATTGAACTCGAAACTGTTGCGCGCGAAGTCGTAGGCGTGCTGTTGCCGCCGCTTACATGGTTGCTGCGCAAGATTAGCGATACCGTGCTGTTTCTGCGCGAACACAAAGGGTTCACGATCGCTTTCTTCACGGGCTTAGGGCTGGTCGTGGCAGATGTAGTTGTGCCGGCGTTCGCAAGCGCTGCGGTTGCCGTATGGGCGTTCCTTGCGCCTATTCTCGCCGGCCCCGTGCTGATAGGCGCACTGATCGCGGTTCTAGCATTGCTGTTCGACGATGCGATGCATTTTATGAACGGTCAGAATTCGTTGATCGGCGAACTCGCGAAAAAATGGCCGATGTTGGGAATGGTGATCAAAGCCGCGATTCAGGGTGCGATCGACATCTTCGAACTGTTGGCGGTTACCGGGCGTGACGCGATCAATTACCTTGTAGCGATCGCACAGTTCCTGGGCAACGTGATAACCGAAGGTCCGACGAAGGCATTGCGGGATCTGAACAAGGCAACGGGTGAAATCTTCGACGATATGAGGAAACACTTCAGCGGCGCGATTGATGATGCGAAGAAACTGGGGCAGGGATTCAGCGACGTGTTGCACGGTAAGAATCCGTTCAAACATGACGACGATGATAAAGCCGATCAGAAAGCGGACACTGCGGTAAGTAAGGGGCAGTCGGCAAGCGGTCAGCAGATCGCCGCCAAGCTGGTCAAAATGGGCTGGACGCCGGCACAAGCGGCAGGCATCGCCGGATCATTGCTGCAGGAATCAGGCGGCGATCCGAACGCACGCAACAAGACAAGCGGTGCGCAGGGGTTGGGTCAATGGCTTGGATCGCGTAAAACTGACTTTGAAAAATATTCGGGTCATTCGCTCGATACGGCGACGACCGATGAGCAACTTGCATTCATGAATTATGAGTTGACGCAGGGTAAGGAACAACGCGCAGGCAACATGCTGAAGCAGGCGCAGACGCCGGAAGAGGCGGCGCGCATCCATGCGCAATACTACGAACGTCCAGGTACGGCGGAAGCGAACATAGCACGCAGGCAGGCACTCGCTGACAACATCGCAAGCGGTCAGCAACAGATGGCCGATGCAAGTTCGAATCCGGTGAACACGCAGAATTCCAACGCGATCAGTAATAGCGTGCGCAACCGTGGCGATACGACCATCAACGTTGCGCCTGCTACGATCCATACGCAAGCAACGGATGGCAAGGCGCTTGCAAGCGGATATTCGCAGCATCTGAATACGCAACTTCGAAACGCACAGGATCAGGACGACGACGGGATAGCAGCATGAGTGATATTTTCGCAAGTCTTAGCGATCTTAGCGGGTTCGACACGCAGAACCAGTTCGCATCTGGCTACGCTTACGACGTTGTTGCCATTGTCGATCCGGATAGCGGGCTTCAATTGTTCACGTCAGCCGAAGCGATGAAAGCGAACGTTGGCCCGCTGTCGAAGATCATGGATCACCCGCTCGAAGACGGTTCACCCGTTAGCGACTATAAGATCATTCTGCCGATCACTATTGATCTGGTGATGCTGGTCAACGCGGCGAGCTACGACGGCACATACCAGGCGATCACGCAGGCGTTTCAGGATTCAACATTCCTGACCGTGCGTACGAACGCCAACACCTATGAAGATATGGTGATCGAAGGTCTGCCGCACGATGAGTCGCCGGAAATGTTCGGCATGCTGCAGATCGGCTTACGTCTGCGTGAGATCCAGCTAGTGACTGTGCAGTATCAGGCGCTGGGTGCGCAGGACGTCGCAAACGCCAACGATCAAAGTACCGTGAACACTGGCGAACAGCAGCCGCAATCGAGCAATAACAGCGCGGCGTTTGATATCGCTAAATACATGTTCGGGAACTGAGCGATGCAAATCCTAAACCTGCAAAACATTCCGAATCAGCAACAGACGATCACGCTAGATCAGGTGAAGTATGTACTGACGTTTCGGACGATCGGTTGGCGCACGTACGCGACGATCAACATCAACGGTGCGGCGACAAACGCTGTCGACGGTATCCAGTGCGTAGGAAACGAAGCGTTGTTGCCGTACAAGTATCTGGAATCGCCGGGCGGCAACTTCGTATTCGATACGCCCAACGATGAATACCCGTTGTACACGCAGTTCGGTATCACGCATCGGCTGCTTTACGCATCCGTGGCTGAACTGGTAGCGTACCGCGCATCGCTGGCGGCTGCACTTGCGGCGGGGTCGTAATGGCTGCATTCGACAATCGTATTTTCAAAGTCGTATTCAACTGGTCCGACGATCAGGCAACGCTCGATAGCACGTTGCAGACGGGGCCTGCTGGCAAGTTCTTTGCATTGTCCGCGCAGGGTACGAAGTACATCAACGCGCAACAGAACGAACTCAGTCTGCAGATCGCGAATCTGTCGCCGACGTTGCGCGCGCAGTTGCTTACGCAGTTGACGCCGTTTAACTACGATCAGAAGCGCAAGTCCGTTTCGTTGTACGCCGGGCGTGTCAGCACGGGTTTCTTCCTGTTGTATCAGGGCGATATCACCGAATGCTACCCGTCGCAGCCGCCCGATATCATGCTCAACATCAAGAGCAAAGCGAACCAATTTTCTAAATACGACATCATTGGCCAGGCGCAGAACCTGACGGCGCCGCTATCGCAGATCGTTAGCAATGCGGCGAGCGGGCTAGGGCTGGCCCCGCGCTTCGAAGCGACCGACAAGATGATCGCGAACTATAGCTACAGCGGTTCACGCATTCAGGAAATCAACCATATCGGCGATCTTGGTCCGTACGATGTCTACACGGACGATACGAGCATGGTTTGTAAAAACAAGGGCGTCCCGCTGCAGAACACGGGGAGCGTGATCAGCGCTGACACGGGGATGATCGGGCAACCGATGCCTACCGATTGGGGCGCCCGCGTGACTACGCTGCTGACACAGGATGTTATCTTGGGCGGCAAGTTTACCGTCGATAGCGATATCAACCCGCTGATGAACGGTGATTATGCAATCTACAAGTTGGGTTTCAGCATCGCTTCGCGTGACGTGCCGTTTTACACGATCTTGGAAGGTACGAACCATTTCGATATGTACATGAACGCAGGATTGCCGCAAGCATGAGTACGCCGCCCGTCATACCTTCAAAAAACCCCGCCGATGATGGCAACGTCGGCGGGGCTCTCAATACGATCTTTCGCAAGCGCGCGATGAAACTCGAAGGTCGCTTGCCTGCGGTCGTCATGAGTTATGACCGCGTGCGCAATATCGCGACGGTGCGCCCGCTTATCCAGATGCTGAAGACGAACGGCGTAACGGTATCGCGCCCGTCGATTGCAAGCGTGCCCGTGCTGGCGCTTGGCGGCGGCGGCTACACCGTAACGTTTCCGCTTGCCAGTGGGGATCTTGGATGGATCGAAGCGTCTGACCGCGATATTTCCCTGTTCATGCAATCGATGCAGGAATCGGCGCCGAATACGTTTCTGATCCATCGTTTCAGTCAGGGGCGCTTCGTGCCGGATGCGTTCAGACAGTACACGTTCGACACTGCAGACGATGCTTCGAGCATGGTGCTTCAGAACTATGCAGGTACGGTGAAGATCTGTTTAGACCCGGCTGCGGTAAGGGTAATTGCGCCGACTGTTAACATAACGGCTACGACTGCGATCAATGCAACGGTTGGCGCGGCATCCATGGAGCTTAGCCCCGCAGCGTTCAGCGTGACGGCGCCGGCTATCACGCTGAATCAGACGGGCGGCGGTACGGGTGCGACGTTCACGGGTGCGCCTGTCGTGATGCCTGATGCGATTATCAACGGCGTGAAGCAGTCGCTGCACAAGCATACGGGCGTGTCTACAGGGTCCGGCGAATCGGGCGGTCCAACGAACTAAGGATGAAGCATGGTTCAATCAGTGGCGATCAATGCTAACGGCGATATGTTTGTCGACGGTTCGGGAAACGTTGCGTTTGTGAGCGGCGCCGCCGCCGTGGGTCAGAACTGCGTAACAGCGATGCGTGCTGTTAAGGGGGAAATGCAGTATGCCCTTACGAGTGGTATGCCGTACGCGGCGACGGCGTTTAACACCTACAACCCGATCGCGTTCGAAGCCGCCGCACGCAAGGTCATCGGTGGCGTCACGGGCGTTATTGCGGTAACGGCGTTCACGGTAACGTTGATCAGTAACACGCTGACTTATCTGGCGACGATCAGCACCATTTACGGATCTACAACAATTACAGGTTCGGTATGAGTACACCATATGAGTACGTAGCGACAAGTGGCATTATCGTTCCTGACGTTTCGGATATTCAGACGCAGGTAGATGGTGAATGGCAAACGGCGTTCGGTGCGGATCTGGTGACAACGCCGGATACGCCGCAAGGGACGATGATCGCCGCCGAAGTAACGGCGCGCAGTCGCGTTGCGCAGATGCTTGCGCAGCTTGCGAACATGATGAACCCGAACATTGCGGGCGGTATCTTCCTTGATGCGATCTGCGCGTTCCTTGGTCTCGCGCGCGAGTCGGCGACTTACACTGTTTGCCCCGCATGCACGATCACGGGTTCGCCTAACATCATCTTCGCGGCTGGTCAGTTGCAGGCGAAGGGTACGACATCGGGCGATTATTTTACGAACGTCGCAGCCGTGCAACTTAGCGCGTTAGGCACGGCAACGATTGATTTTCAATGTCAGACACCAGGTCCGATTGAAGCGCCCGCTGATGATCTTAGTATCGCAACGCAGGTACTAGGATGGGAAACGATCGACTCCACACTTGGCGTACCGGGCCTGCTTGAACAGAGTGATAACTCACTGCGCACGCTGCGCACGAACACGCTGGGGTTGCAGGGTCTGTCGACGGTTGAAGCGATCGTTTCAGCGCTGAATGCGGTAAGCGGCGTTCAGTCGCTTCAGTTTCTCGAAAACATTCAGAACACTACGCAAACAATCGACGGCATCGTGCTAGTCGCTAACAGCGTATGGGCGTGCGTGAATGGCGGCGCGTCGACGGATATTGCTGCCGCACTGCTTCGTGCGAAGACGATCGGTGCGAACTGGAATGGCGCGCAATCCGTCACGATCGTGGAACCGGCAAGCGGTCAGAGCTATAACGTTCTGTTCGATCGTCCGACTGTCGAAGCCGTGTTGGTACAGGTGACAATCAAGCAGGGGTCGAATACGTCGAACCTGCTGCAGACCGTGCCACAGGCGATCGTTGATTATGCGAACGGCGTGATCGAAGGTGATCCTGGTTTCGTAGTCGGACAGAACGTGTCACCGTACGATCTTGCAGGCGCGATCTATGCGGAATTACCGGGCGTGTTCATCCAGCTTATACAAGTCGCGTTCGCAGGCGGATCGCCGGTATTCCAGCCGACTGAACTGGTACTGGCGAAAAACCAGATCGCAAGCGTGGCACTCAATAGCGTACAAGTGACGATCGCGACATGAGTACAACGCCGACACCGACTCGAGTCCAGCAGTTTGATTACTCGATTAATCTGCTGCGCGCCTTGCTATGGCAGGACAACAACACGCCAGCTATGACGGCGATCCTGCAACAAAAGCAGGACTGGTACGACACGAACGTAAGCACATTCTGGTCTGATTGGGTCGCCGACGTATTCGATATCCGCACGGCGAATCAGTTCGGGCTGGCGGTGTGGGCGATCGTGCTAGGTGTACCGACTACCGTTATCCTGCCGCCGACTACGAAGGCTAATTTTGGCTTCGGTATCCAGCCGCTGCTGACAGATGCGATCGATGCACGCAGTACATGGGTCGCCGCGAATGGCGTAACCATCGCGCCTGGTCAACCTGACCCGAACGGCGCAACGAACGGCGTGACAGTGAATCTGTCGACCGGCACGGGATCTGCGCGCGCTGTTGCGTTGCAGACGATCACTAGCGGTGTTCCGGCTGGATCAACTACGTTCACGTTTAAAGCGAAGTTGGTATCCGGTACGCAGGGTACGATAACGAGCGATATCGCAGGCACAACGGCGGCATGGCCGGCGCTGACGACGGGCGTATGGACGACGG